ACCGACGTGGAGGCCCGGAGGGAACGCGGCGGCAGCCTGGCCGGCCTCTCCACCGGCTTCAGTCGCTTCGACGGGATGACCGGCGGCCTGGAACCTGGGCAGCTGGTGATCGTGGCCGCCCGCCCCAGCGTCGGCAAGACCGTCGCGGGCTGCAACATCGCCGCGCACGTAGCCGCCGGCGGCGTGCCGGTGCTGTTCTTCACGATGGAGATGACCCGGCGCGAGATCGCCGCCCGCATCTTGGCTGCCCGCTCTGGTGTCTCGGTGCAGGCCATGCGCAGCGGCACCGACGCCCGCGATGACTGGGATCGCATGAGCGTAGCTGTCGGCGCCTCGATGGGCTGGCCCATGTTCATCGACGACACGCCGGCCGTCTCTGTCGCCTACGTCCGCGCCAAGGCCCGCCGCATCCGGCGCGCCCAAGGTTTGGGCCTGGTGGTGATCGATTACCTCGGCCTGATGCGCGGCACCGGCGACAACCGGGCGCAGGAGGTCGGCAGCATCTCCCGCGGCCTGAAGGCGCTGGCCAAGGAACTGCAGATCCCGGTGATCGCCCTCGCCCAGCTCAACCGCGCAAGCGAGAGCCGGCCGAATCGCCAGCCTACCCTGGCCGACCTCCGCGACTCGGGCGAGATCGAACAGGACGCGGACGTGGTCGCGATGCTCCACCGCGAGGACATGCACCGCACGGCGCCGGAGTGGGAAGGCCTCGCGCAGATGTTCATCCGCAAGAACCGCAACGGCCCGACCGGGGAATGTCTGCTCGCCCTGGACGGCGCGCGGATGCGCTTCACCGACTACGACGGCCCCTATCCCATCGCCAAGGTCGCCATCGAGAAATCCGGCCGAGGAAGGGGGTTCGAGGCATGACTCAGGCCTGCCCCGCCACCCCCACCCGTAAAACCCAGCCACGGGCCGGCATTCAAGCCGCAGGCGTATCCACGCATCCGGCAGACCGCCCGAGAAAGGACACAGGCAGCACCATGGACACGAAAGTGACCATCAGGGACAACAGCAAGGCCCTGAACGACATCCTGCGGGCACTCAACGCCCAAGGGGTGATGGTCGGGATTCCGGCCGAGACCGCCGGGCGCGACGACGGCCCGATCAACAACGCCGCGATCGGCTACATCCTCGAGACGGGCGCGCCGGAGCGCAACCTGCCGGCCCGCCCCTTCCTTCACCCGGGCGTCGCATCTGCGGCGGGCGACGTCGCCAAGGTCGCCCGGACCACCCTCGGCCGTGCCTTGGCTTTCGGACGTACCCGGGCCGAAACGGATCGGACCATCCAGAAGGGCCTCGAGCAGATCGGCATCGTCGCCGCGAATGCAGTCCGGCGGCGCATCGATTCCGGTGACTTCGCCCCGCTCGCACCTTCCACCCTCTACCGCCGGCAGCACCGCAAGAACGCGCCCCGCTCTGGCGACAAGCCCATAGTCGATACCGGCCAACTCAGGAACGCCGTGACCTACGTGGTCCGGCAGGCCTGACCTTCGAACACTCAGGAGATCCAACACCATGCACGCAGACGTTCTCAAGGAATTTCTGGTCCGCGTCGGCTTCAAGACCGACGACGCCAGCCTCAGCAAACTTAACCGGCAGATTTCCGACGCGGGCAAGGCGGTCGCGAAGTTCGCCGCCATCGCCGCCGGCGCGGCTACCGCCGTCGGGATCGGCGTGAAGCGCTTCGCCGAGCACATGGAGCAGCTGCACTTCTCCAGCCAGCGCTCCAACACCACCGTGCGCGGCATCAAGGCCATCGAGTACGCGGCGCGCCAGCTTGGCGCCTCGTCGGAGAGCGCCCTGGAGGCGGTCGAAGGCATCGCCCGCTTCATGCGTGACAAGCCGGGTGGTGAAGCCTGGCTGAAGGGCTTCATCGAAACCCGGGACGCGGCCGGCAACCTGCGCGACACGAAGGAGATGCTGCTGGATCTCGGGGATGTCATGGAGAAGCTCCCCTACCAGTCCAAGGTCATCGGCGACATGCTGGGGTTTGGCGAGAACTTCCGCCTGGCCATCCAGAACGGAGATTTCCGGAAGTACGTGCGAGAGCGGGAGAAGCTGGCCGGCAACGACGAAGAAGCCGCCAAGAAGGCGCACCAGCTGCAGGAGAAGCTCCGCGAGCTCTCCGAGCGCTTCCAGAGCCTCGCCATGATCATCGGGGATCGATTGCTGACCTTCATCGGGCCACGACTCGAAGCGTTCATGACCTGGATGGAGACGCACGGCGACAGCATCGGAGACAGCATGGAGAGGGGGCTGAAATCGCTCCTGACCTTCGCCGATCAGGCGATCCCGACCATGCAGCGCGTGTCCCGTGTGATCGATGACCTAGTGACCAAGTTCGAGAACATTGGCCCATCCATCGAGAAGACCGCCAAGCAGCTGCGTTCTGAACTGCTTCGACCCTTTGCGAAGTTCTACGCCGCCATCGGCATCCAGGGCGCCCAGGACTGGCTGACCGAAGACTCCCGCGATCAGCGTACGTCGTCCGGGAAGATCGGCCCGCGGCCGGCCCCGGGTGGCCGCCCTGTGCCCATGACGGTCGACAAGGCCGCGGCGGTCGTCGAGTTTTTTCAGCGGATGGGCTGGACACTCAACCAGGCGGCAGGCATCGCCGCCAACCTCAAGAACGAATCTGCATTCAACCCACGGGCTGAGAACGCCGGCCACTACGGGCTCGCGCAGTGGGACCAGACGCGGCAAGCCAATTTCGAGAAGTGGAGCGGCAAGAACATCCGCCAGTCGTCCATCTACGACCAGCTGCGGTTCATCCACTACGAACTGTCCGAGGGCGCCGAACGGGCGGCAGGGTACGCCCTGCAGGCCGCACGGACCCCGCTGGTTGCGTCCGACGTGATGTTCCGCCTCTACGAGCGCGCGGGCGACCACACCGGGCCCCGGCGCGGGCGTGATGCGGTGCAGATCGCCCAGAACGTGACCATCAACGTGGATGGCGGCGGCTCTGCCGGTTCCGTTGGCCGGGCGGTGTCGGGGCAGATGAGCAACCAGTCGAACGAGCTCGCGCGGCTGCTCGGCCGGACGCTGGACGCGGCGCCGGGCTACTGATTTAGCAGGAGGTTTGCAGAAATGGAGAAACGCCCCGCCCCGAAAGGGGCATGGAAGAAAGGCCAGTCCGGGAACCCGGCGGGAAAGCGCGCCGGAACCCGGAACAAGGCAACGCTGATGATCATGGCTCTGATGGAGAGCGGGGCGGAAGCCATCGTCAAGCAGGTGATCGAGGCCGCGAAAGGTGGCGACATGCGCGCGGCCAGGCTGGTGATTGAACGGCTGGCACCGCCGGCGCGGGAACGCCTGATCACCTTCGAGACGCTCCCCGGCACGGAGGACGCCGCCGGCGTCGCCGAAGCCCAGGCCGCGATTCTTCAGGCCGTCGCCGCGGGAGAGCTCACGCCCGGCGAGGCCGCAACCCTGTCCGGGATCGTGGAGAACCGCCGCAAGGCCATCGAAACCCAGGAACTTGAACAGCGCATCCAGGCGCTGGAGGAGCAGCAGAAATGAACAACCGACTATCAACCCGACTGAGCCGGCTGGAGGTCGGCAGCCGCTCGCCCGTGCCCTGCACGGTGCTGTCCTACCCGAGAAGCGGGGACGCGGCGGATCTGGCCCGCTTTCAGTCGCAACTGGACGAAGCAATCCGCGGCGGTGGCCGCGTCATCGTCGCCGTTGCCTACAACGCGCCTTACCCGGCGCTCCCGCCCGGTGTGGAGGCCATGAGCCACGACATGGCCTATCGCGAGCTGCTGAACGATCCGGCGGGCCGTGCGTGCCCGGCGGCTGGTGCCGGCGGCGTGACGCCGGAAGAGGCCGAAGCGCTCTACCGTCGCCTGATGCTTGAGGAGGCGCCGCGATGAGCGTGACGACCCTTCGCAAGCGGTTGGTGGCCGTCGAGGTTCGCCGGCTGGGCGGCGCCGTCCCGCCGCCGTTCTTCGGGTTCAGCTTCGCAGATGGCGGCCCCGGTACCGAAACCGGCGAGCCGGAAACCCTCGAGGAGTACCGGGCGCGTTACCGGTGTGACCCGCCCCCGTTTCCCTTCACCTTCGGCTTCGAAGAGGCCGCCGGCGCCGATCAGGAGGTACGCCCATGACCGCCCAATGGATTCGCAAAGCCTCCCTCATCATCGGTGACGGCGAGGGCGCCCTGGACCTCTCGGCCCTGCACTTCGCCTTCACGGTGTCGCAGTCCGACATCAACACCCCCAACCGGGCCGAGATTCGGATCTACAACGTCTCCGACGCCACGGCCAAACGCGCCCGCGATCTCGAGGAAGGCGGCACCGTGGTGCTGTCGGCCGGCTACGACGGCAACTTCGGGACGATCTTCCAAGGGACGATCATTCAGGTGCTCGTGGGCAAGGAGAGCCCCACTGACAGCTTCATCGACATCGTGGCCGGTGACGGGGATCTCGGCTATTGCATGGCGGTGGTCCACAAGGCCATGGCCGCCGGCGCCACGGTGCGGGATCGCATCGGCGCAGCGCTGGAGGCCCTGGCCGAGTATGGAATCAAGCGGGGCCAGATCGAGCAGGGTCTGCCGGAGCAGCCGCTGCCGCGCGGAACCGTCCTCCATGGCATGGCCCGCGAGGTGCTCGACGATGCCGTCGCATCCAGTGACGCCACCTGGTGGATTCAGAACGGCGAACTGCACGTGGTGAAGGGCCGCGCCTACCTGCCCGGTGAGGCGGTCGTGCTCACCTCGAAAACCGGACTTGTGGGGCTGCCCGTCCAGAGCATCGACGGGATCTCGATGCGTTGCCTCCTGAATCCCTTGATCCAGCCTGGGCGGGTGATCCAGATCGACAACAGGTCGATCCAGCAGACGAAGTTTATGCCCGACATGCAGAGCAGCGTCCAGTTCGGGTTTGTCCCCAGGCTCGACGCGGACGGCTACTACCGGGCCATCGTCGTCAATCACCTGGGCGATAGCCACGGTCAGGACTGGTACACGGAGATTGTCGGCGTTGCATTGGACGGCCCGCCCATCTCGAACGGCCTGCTCGAAAAGGGCTATTCCATCCCGGCCGGCGTCTGAGCCGCGGCCACCAGCACATCGAAAAAGGAAAACATCATGCAACGCCAAGAACGCCGCGCCGATGCCGCGGCCACCCTGCTCCGCACCCTGCGCAATCACGAGGCCTCCGTCTGGACATCCCTTCCGGGGATCGTGGAGTCTGTCGATCTCGAGCGCCAGACGGTGACCGTACAGCCCGTCACCAAGGTGCGCATGACCCAGGCCGACGGCGCCGTCCAGACCGTCCCGCTGCCGCTGCTGCCGGACGTGCCCATCGTTTTCCCGGCGGGTGGGGGCTACTCGCTGACATTCCCGATCCAGCCAGGCGACGAGTGCCTGGTGGTGTTTGCCGACCGGTGCATCGACGCGTGGTGGCAGTCCGGCGGCCTGCAAGAGCAGGCCGACCTCCGCATGCACGACCTGTCGGACGGAATCGCCATCTTCGGGCCGCGCTCGCAGCCTCGGAAGCTCTCCGGCGTGTCGGCCGAGTCGGTGCAACTGCGCAGTGACGACGGAACGGCCAGCATCGAAATCTCGGCGGACGGAATCACCCTGACGCACCCGGCGGTGGTGAACATCAACGCTCCTTCGACCACGATCACCGGCGCAGTGAGCATGCCCGACGGCGCGACCATAGGAGGGATCGCCTTCGGCAGCCACCATCACACCGGGGTACGGACTGGCTCCGACACTTCAGGCGGGCCGGTTTGACCTCAGCAGATGGCCTGCGGTGCTGTACTTCCGCCGGCCAGCAGGACATGGCATCCAGCCGCTGATAAAGTAATGCCTTCGACATGGATGCGAAGGTAAGGCGATGGCGATCAAGTGCCCGAAGTGCGGACATGAACGTACGCCCAATGATGTAGGGCCCGACTACGAATGCCCGAAGTGCGGGGTGGTGTATGCGAAGGCGGCTCGGCCTGCGACTGCCGTGCCGGTTCACCCCGACTCAGTGAATACGCCTAGATCCAAGGTTGGCTTGTTCATAGGCGGAGTCCTGTTGCTAGCTGCCGGGGTACTTATTGGGTCCAAGCTGATGGGCCAGAAGCCTGCCCCCAGAACGGTGGTCGAGGTGCGGGACGTGACAGTGATGACAACCAGCGATGCCGCCCGTGCACAGGAGCGGGTCAGAAAGGAGCAGGAGGCAGAGCTCGCCAGGCGGCAGGAAGCTGAGCGCGAGCGAAAGGCGCTCGATAAGGCGGTGGCCGACCTTGAGCGCCTGTATGGGCGCTGGAAGGACGCCAGCCTGCTGGCCGACAGCACGGCCCGCATCGCCTTGTCAGGCCCGGTGGCGACGCTTCAGGCGATTCGCCGTGATGTGGGGGAGATGATCGTTCCCGCCTGCCTGGATGGTGCCAAGCGTGACCTTGTTGCAGGCATGGATGCCCAGATCAAGGGCTTCGTGTTCTTCATGCAGGACGCCGACTTAGGGAAGATCCTCGCCAAGGGCGAGTTCGGCTCCGCGAAGGAGGCGTTCAAACGGTATGAGGATGGGGCGAAGGGATGCCCAGGGCAGAGCTCGTCCTGAAATACCTTAGCGGTCGAATCGGATGAAGCTTCCCTGCAGGTGGCCGCGAAAGCTCAGTACTTCCGAACGAATGTCGTCGAAGATGGAGTGGTCATCCGCTACTGCGACGCGTGCTGCGGAATCGAAATCGCCGGCGGTGATGGCCTTCCGCAGCGAAATAAGGTGCTCCTGCGCGTCGATCTTGCCTTTGCTGGCATCGTAGACATGCTTTACATCGACGCCTATCGATTTGAGGCTAGATCGGATGGCTGCCCCCATGCCGGAACCAGAGCTGCCGTCCGTCGTTGTGAAGTACGTTGTGGCGTCGTCCTCCAGTGTGTCCACTTGGTCGAGAACCGAGTCGATCAACGCCCTTACTTCTTTCCGTAGCTCCCGGCGGTTCTGGTCACGTCTGACGATGAACCAGCCAGCTATGACCAGAACCCAACTTCCGATCGGGGCGATTGTCTTGAACAGATCAACGCCTTGGCATGCTGGTTCAGCCATATGATCTGGAAATTTGGTTCTCGATGTACGTACGCACTTCGGCCGCAATCGAAGGATCCTCTTTGGATACGAGGGTGACTCGCTTAAGGTCAGCGGTGGAGATCAGCACACCATCGCGAACGAGTCCACCGAAAGCTTCCTCCAAGAACGACGACCCGTAACCCCTTGCACCGTCAAAGATGACCTCAACGGTGTCGCCTTTCATAAGAACGGGCTCCAGACATTCCTCACGGAAGCGTTCGCCGGAGTAAGGCCCGTCTGTCCGTAGCCTCCCGGCGGGAATCCGGGAGAACTCCTTTGCGATGTTAATTTTCACTGTATGTCCCATCATGGATCTCCCCCGCAGCAATGGGCATGTTCCATTGGATCAGCGTGCCAAGGATTGAATCGTCGTACTTTAACAACAGTTCCTCCCTGCGTCGATCTGGCTGAAGGAGGTAACCGCCGGAGTTGCTCAGTATCAGCACGTGAGACAACGGATGCTTCTGGACAGTTTCGACGATTTGCTTGAGGCCCAAGCCCCTATGCTCTTCCTTCGTACGCGACTGCCCGATCTCGATGGCAGCCTTGATCAGCGAGGACTCCTTGGGCTTGTTCGACAGCGAGGTCAGGAAGCCGCTGAGCTTCCCGCGCCATCCGGGCAGTGCGCCATCTTGGCGAGGTAGTGATCGCGGGATGCCCATGCCGAGGTCGCAGAAGGCAACGGAAAGAATGCCATCCATTTCTTGCGACAGCATCCACCACCGCCGCTCGTCGTGAATGCTCAGCCCGTCACCTCTGGATTCAAGATAGGCATGCTGAGCGCAGTTGGTCATGGCTTCCGTTACCCCCTTGAAGATCGAGTTCGACAGCGCGGGGGCCATGATCCCCTCGTAACTGTCGAGTACCTTGTCGAACTCCTTGGCATCGGCATGAACGCCAGATGCAAAATGCCAATGCCGAACCGTCTTGTCGAAGTCTCCGCTGAGCCGCTGCTTACGCCCCAGCAGTGCGGATATGCCAACCTGCTGGATGACCTGAGAGACGATCTTATCCTTTGGCGAGATGTACGAGATATGAACTTTGTTGCGTGTCGCCCTAAGGCAGCGATCCAACTCGGCAATAAACAGCAAGGTCCCGCACGACACCATCTGTTCGGTTTTCCGGAAGTCGATCCGGAGGGGCTTGCGATGGGTGACCAGCCGGCGACGTAGCAGCTTCAGAAATTGCAGAAGGTCTTGCCGGTCGCGGCTGTGGCTGGCCGAGAAAACGCGCGGGGCGATAAGGTGGAAGCACACTGCGTTCCCCATGTGAAGGGAACGCCGCCGCGCACGGCGTTTGTCAATTTCGGACTTCCGTCGGGCGAAACGAGAGCGCGTCAAGACTAAGGCGTAGTCTCTGCGTCGTTGGGAGAGTTTCTTCATGCGTAAGACGATGAAATGACCTGAGCACCTAGTACTGCGGGCGCGCGAACTAGGCGGATTGCGCCTGCAGCCTTGTGAGTTTGCCAATCTGCATAGCTCGCGATGCGTGTGCGTGGGTACCTACTGCGGCACCAGCTTGCAACCGCAGTGCTTGCACACGCGGGCTTCGCGCTTGATGAACTCGGCGCAGTCCGGGCACTTCACGTGCGAGTCGGGGGTGACAGGGGTCCCGTTCTGGACGGCGATCGCCCCGTTGTTGTACTGCAGGTTGAAGTCTGCATCCGACTTGATGAAAAGGGCGATCGACTCGATCAGGGCGATGATCGCGGGGACGTAGGTCCAGAAAAAACACAGGTAGAGCAGGCCGGTAATCCACTTACCCAGATAGAAGCGGTGCACGCCGAGGCCACCCAGGAAAAGCGCAAGGATGGCGGCAGTGGTTCGGTTTTTCATGGTCGTCCAGGCTGAGGAGGCGGTGCGGCGGATCGGGTGGCTGCTTGACTTAGCGGCGTACTGCCGCTGGCAGCGGCGAGAAATCGTCTAAAAGTTCCGCAAGAATGCACGAATTGTTGCAATTTGGGTATTGACCGAAAGTTATATGATTTCGGCCAGGTCAGCACCATTGGGCTGATCGGCTTTGTTGCCTCCACCCCCTTGACATGCGCCCGTACTCAGGTGCATTCTAAAAACGTCGCTGCAAACAACAGCGGCCGGGCTTGGCGGCCCGGATTGCATAGGCGGACCAAACCGCCGTAACACGCGGTTTTTTTGCGTCCGTAACATGGTGCGCCCCTATGGGCGGGCCGTGTGGGAGGGGTAACCCTGCCGGTTCCTATGCCCGGTCCGCCAACCTGCACGGCTCCGCTCACCCAGCTTGGCGGCTGGTGAGCGGGTTGAATCAAGTGCATAGGAGCCTCACCATGTCCCACCACGCCCAAGGTGCGCCCGCACCTGCGCGGAGCAGCCTGCCCGCGCCTCGCCATCTCCCTGTTGTTGTCCGTGAGCCGCTCGCCGCCGGTGATCGTGTTCGCCTCCTGCACGCTGGCCGTACCGGTTCGGTGATGAAGGTCTATTCCGATGGTTCGGCCTGCGTCACCTGGGACGACAAGCCCGCGCCGTTCGGCCTCGGGCATGAGCGCATGCCGCGTGCGCTGCTGCTCGTCCTGCCCTCAACCACCACGGAGAGCGAAGGGGGCGAGCTGTGAGCACACTGACCGCAGGCTGCGGAGCCACCTCGAACGGAAATGCCTTCACGGTCGCGGAGGGGATCGACCGCTTCGAAGCCCTTGACCTGGCCAACGCATTGACGGCGGCCGGCCACGAAATCCTGCAGTGCGCCGCCACCGGCCACGCCCCGGCGCCTGATGGCATGGGCGCGAACGGCGCGCTGTTCCTTCTGGAGGCTGCGCGTGCGCTGATCGGTGTCGTGGCGAAGGAGATCGATCAATGAGCCTTCACGCCCGCCTCTCGCTCTACCGCGCCCTGCGTCACATCACCGGCCCGATCACGGCCTACCGTCTTGCCTTTGCCTGGAGAACTGCAAAATGACCACTTCGAACGCCACCCAAACCGAAACCACCGCAACGGGCACCACCTGCGCTGTCCCGTTTTCGCAGTTCAACTGCGCCGGTGACACGTTGTTCTCCGTCCGTGCTGGAATCCCCCACGATGACGCGCTGGAGCAGGCCTCCTGCCTTCTGTCTATCGCGCTGAACAGCCTCGGGCAGGTGGCCCAGGACCACGACAGCGAGACCGCCGGCGGCGCGAAGCGTCTGGTCGAGATGGCCAAGGCGCTGGTCGATGCAGTCACGAACAGCAAGTATCAACCCAATCTGGCGCATGCGAAGCCTGCAGAGCCGGCAGGCGATGAAGGGCCGATGGACGACGCGACGGCCCGAGCGATGGCTGAGAAGGTTGCAGATGCGGTCGCCAAGAGCCTGATGGAAGAGGGGAAGAAAAATGGCTGACAAGTCCAATAATGTTCAGGCACTGCAGGACGCTGTATTGGTCATGGATTGCACGGCCAATGACGCGCTCAGTCAGATCTTCACGCTCTCCAGCATGGCACTGAGTCTCATGGAGACAGAACAGGCTTACACGTCCCCGGAAACGCTTGCGCAGCTGCTTCGGGCGATTCGCACCAAGGCAGACGAGTCGTACGAGCTCATTTACGCCAAGGCGCAGGAGGTCGGCTGCGAATACACCGACAAGAGCAAAGAGCGTCGCCGCCATGCCTGCGAGGTTGCGAACGGAAGACGCCCCCGCCCGGACGCGTCGCCCAGCACTCAGCACTGACTTCGGGCCTGGTCGGCTACGTCGGCCGGGCCTCTCTCTCTTCCGCGTTGGAGGTGCCCCATGCAGACCGAACGCTACGGAACCCGCGATCAGGCCTATTCGGCCTGGCATCGCAGCCAGAGCACCCGCCGCTTCGTCGGGATCGAACAAGCTGCCCGGCTCTCGATGATCGACCTGGACGGCGCCCTGTACGTCGAGTTTGACGACGGGGAGCGCGAGCCCCTGGCGCTGATCGAGACGGCCCGGGACGTGGGGCAGACATTCAAATGCTCGACGGTGACGGCCCGGCTTGCGCAGCGGGCGGGCCTGCCAGCCTACGTGGTGCTGTACCGAACGGCCGACCTACCCAACCCCGCGGACGAGCGACAGCCTGATATTCAGAGCTTCCGCGTCCGCCGGATCTGGCCGCATCCTGAACCGGCGTGGCGGCAGCTGTCGCCACGGAGTTGGGCGGAGGCGCTGCTACAGATCCGCCGCTGGGCCTGCGCAAAGCTGGATGGTGTGGCGGCGAATGATCCGAGGTGGTGAGTGCTCCGATCATTGTGCCGCACCTTCCGTTTTCTACCCAAGACTCGAAGCCGTGAGGCGCATTCAAGCCGCCTTTTTCCCCTTATATGGAAGCTGCAGTTCCTCAACGTCGAATGTGAAGTCCAGGGGGATTTGGATCGGATCTTGGGCTGGGTTCTTGCCGTTGTAGACGTCGACATCCGTCTTCAATTGGAAACAGTCGCCTACGATCTGTTGGCGCCGTTGCGAGAAGGACCGCAGGAAGTGGTCTCGCGGAGCTCTTGTGTCGTCGATGTCTGCCCATAGAGAGGCCGTCTTTCCCCCTTGCTTGGACCGGACAGCGTGCTTGGCCCGATAACGCTGGCCGCTTCCGTCCGTACGGTACTCTTCCCGGAACACCTGGGAAATGTCCGCTGCGATTGCGTCGATGACGGTTCGGACGCTTGGTTTGTGAAGCCCGTTCCTATAGGCCCACTCAGCTACGGCGTGGGGGTCCAGTATGCCGCTCCCGTCGACTTCACGTTGATATCGCTCGAGATAGGCCTTCACTTCGTTTGCGTAAGCGGACAT